GCGGTAAACGTGATATAGATTCAATGTTTACAAGTCTTTTACGTGGTGATACTGAAAGCATAGCTATGACTTCAATACCTATGAAAGCTACTAAAACTTATAAAAAAGGAGAAATGAAAGCAGGGATAAAGGGAGGGATAGCAGGAGCCATAACTGCGCTTGGCGGGAAGGAAGCTTACGATAAGCTTACTGAACCTAAGCAAAGCGAGTTTGAAAAAGCTTTTAGTTCCGCACACAATGCAGGGGAAGAAACTTTTGAGTTTGATGGAAAGTCTTTCAGCACTAATGTACGAAAAGGAAAAATGTCTGGAGGTATGTTAAAGTACAACGAAGGCTCTATGCTCGTTCCACCTGAAATGGAAATGGAAGACGAGATGCCAGTGGACACATACGACAACATCCCTGAAGACGAAATGGCTGAAGCAGAAGCTTCACAGCTTCCAGACGATGAGATGGAAGAGGACTACACTAGCTATGTACTAGAAGAGTCTTTAGACATGGAAGAGCAAGAGTATTTAATGGGCGTTCTAGAAAGCGATGAGCGTCTAAGCGGTATCTTTGATAAGGTCATGGATATTGCAGGAGAATTTTCCGGTGAAGGGTCAGTAGAAGGGCTTGGCACTGGAGTATCAGATTCGATTCCCGCAAGGTTATCGGATGGTGAATTTGTTTTCACCAAGAAGGCTACCGATCAAATGGGCGCTGATCAGCTACAAACTATGATGGACGAAGCTGAGAAAGCCTATGACGGTGGTTTAATGAAGAAAGCATTTGGCGGTATGGTTGACGACACTCCAGAAATGGAAGAGTCTAAAGAAGATGAAGAAATCAATAGTATGATGATTGCTTCTAACCAGATGCCAAGTGTTAGACCCCGATAAGGCTACTCTTTAACTAGACCCCTTATCATTTTTTTTACCTAGAGGCCACCTTGAAGTATCAAGACCCTGTACTGTGACGCGAACAGCACAGCCACCTTGAAAGACTAGCAAGCCCCAACAGGAGTGTGATTAATATGTCAACTGCTAACGAACAAATTGAAGAACCAACTGCGAATCCGTATAACTCTAAGAAGGACTGGCACACACCAGATGCCCCAAGCAGAGGTAAAGCAGATACGCTTTTCTTTGAAGACCCCTCACAGGCTACCCGCAAAGCGGCCCCTGAACAAGAAGAGGAAGCACCCAAAGGAAGAACTAATTATAAAAAACGATACGACGATCTAAAGAAACACTACGATCAGAAGATAGCATCTTTTAAGCAAAAGGAATTAGAGCTTACCGCGATGGCAACTGAAACGCAACCTGCGTATGCCCCGCCTAAGACCACTGAAGAACTTGAAAACTTTAGAGAGCAGTACCCTGATCTATATGAAACTGTAGAAACTGTTGCACACTTACAGAGTGAACAACAACTACAAGCTTTAAAAACTAAGATGACTGTTCTTGAAGAACGAGAACTAAACATCCAACGTAAAGAAGCAGAGTCTACATTGCGTTCTCGACATCCTGATTTTGAGGATATACGCGGAGATGATAAGTTTCACGAATGGGCTAAGGAACAACCTGAAGCAATTCAAGGTTGGATTTACGAAAACCCAGACAATGTTTCATTAGCTATCAAAGCTATTGATCTTTATAAGATGGAAAATGGTATTAAGATTGCAAGTAAGCAGAAGGCAAAGAAGTCACAAGCCCCCAAATCTTCAGCGGCAGATATGGTGTCCACACGGACAACACAAATAGATGCTAAAGAACCAAAGATTTGGTCACAACGGGAAATCGCTAAACTGTCTATGGCCCAATTTGATAAATACGAAAGTGATATTGACCAAGCTATAATAGAAGGCAGGATAGTAGATTAAATATTATTGTCTTTTTTTAGGAGTAACACACAATGGCTTATAATGCCTCAGACGCTCTATTTGAGCAAGGTACAGACACTAACGGTAACTTTGGTAACTCAGTTACTGGTCAAACTAACAGCTTCTTTATGCCCTCAATCTTTTCTAAGAAGGTTCTTAACTTCTTTCGGAAAGCATCGGTAGCAGAAGCAATTACCAACACTGACTATGCAGGTGAAATTGCAGGTTTCGGTGACTCTGTAAAGATCATCAAAGAGCCAGAAATCACTGTATACTCATATGAGCGTGGTGCTGACGTAACTCAGACTAAGCTAACTGACGTTGAAACTACTTTGATTGTAGATGTGGCTAACGCATTTAAATTCAAAGTTGATGATATTGAAACTGCTATGTCTCACGTAAACTTCAAAGAAGTTGCATCTTCATCTGCCGCTTACGCATTGCGTGACGCATTTGACGAAGGCGTAATTGCTAAGATTATTGCGGGCGTTTCAGCTTCAAGCCCTAACCACATCCTTGGTAGCGACAATGCTACTGACCTAGCCGCAGGAACTTTTGACGGCACTGGTAACTTGGATTTAGGTTTCGGTACTAACGAGCATGACCCTCTTGACTTGATGGCTCACATGGCGCGTCTACTTGACGAGCAAAGCATCCCAGAAGAAGGTCGTTGGTTCTTAGCTCCACCTAGTTTTTACGAGCAACTATCTCAGTCTAGCTCTAAGTTGATGTCTGTTGACTTCAACGCCGGTCAAGGTGGAATCCGCAACGGATTAGTATCTTCTGGCAAGCTACGTGGATTTGACATGTACAAGTCTAACAACATCGCCGCTCCAAGCAACGCGGCAGGTCAAGTAGTATGTGGACACATTAGCTCTACTGCAACTGCACAGACCATCACAAGCACTGAAGTCCTTCGCGACCCAGATAGCTTTGGTGACATCTGTCGTGGATTGCACGTATACGGCGCTAAGGTTCTACGCCCAGACGCATTAGTATCTGCGTTCTACGGTATTGACTAAGTAAGCAATTAGAGAAGGGGGTGTAAAAGCCCCCTGATCTTTGAGAGGACAATATGGCTATAGTAGGAAGTGATGCAAAGCCTGTAATGATGAGAGGCAAGAAGAGAGGAAAGATATTAGGCGATACAGGAAGTTGGTATAAGCCTGAGAACAAAAAGAAATTTGACGATAACTGGGATGCAATTTTTAATAAGCCCACTACTAAAACAGAATCAAAGGCGCAATAACATATGTCATCAACTTATCTTGATTTAACTAACGAACTTCTAAGAGAACTCAATGAAGTTACGTTAACAAGCGCAACATTTCCAAATGCAGTTGGTGTACAGCAACACGTTAAGGACTCACTTAATCGTGCATACTTTGATATTATTAACGAAGAACCTCAGTGGCCTTACTTAGCTGTTGCTGAAAGCGGTGACGTAGACCCGATGTATGGAAACGTATATGTCGAGACAACCGCAGGTACACGTTTTTACGAATTAAAACCCGCTAGTTCTAGTATTACTACGGACTACGGATCAATAGATTGGGATAATTTTTATATTACTACTGTAGGTGTAAACGGAGAAACTGCTCCTTATGTTTCGCGTAACCTAAGCTTTATGACTACAGAGGCTTGGAAGGACTTCCGCAGAACTTCTGAGAACGCAGACGATGCTGACACACAGCAGTACGGTCAACCTAGTAATGTTATCCGAAGCCCAGACTCACGGAAGTTTGGACTAAGCCCTATCCCAGATAAGACATACCGCGTATGGTTTTATGCTTGGAGCCTACCTACAAAGCTAGTAGCTCACGGAGACACTGTAGTGTTCCCTGAAATGTATACATCTGTATTACTAGCTAAAGCCCGATACTATATCTGGCAGTTTAAAGACAACCCACAAGCGGCGGCGTTTGCATTAGAAGACTTTAAAAAAGGATTACGCAGTATGCGTTCTAACCTCTTAGAGCCTACGCCCACCTATATTAAAGATGACCGAATGAGATTCGTATAATATGGCCGCTTCACAACCTTATGGTGTTTCATGTAAAGGCGGGTTAAACACAAACCTAAACCAACTTGAAATGCTTGGACAGCCGGGATTAGCTACAAAGCTTTTAAACTTTGAAGTTGATGCAGACGGCGGCTATCGTCGTATAAACGGCTACACAGACTTTGGAGACACTCGTCCTAATGGCTCTAATGATATCTTAGGTCTTTCAGTATATGCTGATGGCCTTATATCTTGTTCAGGCGACGGTATCTTTTTTAGCGTAGACGGCGAAGACACTTGGCTTCAAATTAATAGAGCTAGTGTTGCAAGTGGTGGAGACAACTACACAGCCTTTACAGGCCGTAGCATGGACGCTAGAACCGGACAGAAGCAATGTAGCTTTACAGTCTTTGAAGGCAACACAGACTACGGACAGATCATTATCACTGACGGAGCTAACAAGCCCTTCTTATTTAGCATGACAGGAACAGGTGGCTTAACGACTCGTACATTTTTTGCAGAAGAAGTTACAGTAAGCGGCACAACAGCCCCTACAGTATGTGCTATCCACGACCAACACTTAGTTGTTGCAGGTGCATCTACTGCTAAAAACACAGTTTTTTATAGTTCGCTTCTAGACCCTAGTAGTTTTTCAGGCTCTGGAGCAGGAAGCATCTTATTGCCTGACCAAGTGGTTGGTATCAAAAGCTTCCGTAGTGATCTTATTATCTTTTGTCGTAACAGCATACACAAGCTTGTAAATATTAATGATGCTAACAGCATTGCTATTATACCTGTTACACAGAACGTAGGTTGCTTGAGTTCACATAGCATTCAAGAAATTGGCGGTGACTTAGTGTTCCTTAGCCCAGACGGTATACGTTCTGTTGCGGGTACATCAAGAATTGGTGACGTTGAATTAGGATCAGTTAGTCGTCAAATACAATCTATTGTTTCAAACATAGCTAATGCTGTAAATACGTTTACTATCACAAGCGCAGTACTAAGAAGTAAGTCGCAGTATAGATTGTTTTATACTGTTCTTAACGGCTCAACTGCATCTGCTAGAGGAATTATCGGCACGTTAACTGCTAATGGTTTTGAATGGTCTGAAACACTAGGCATTCAAGCTACTGGTTTTGCTTCTGGTTTTGCGGCTACAGGTATTGAAAAACTATATCACGGTGACAACGAAGGCTATATTTATAACCACAATGAGGGCAACAGCTTTTCATCAGCAGGAACTTTATTAGATATTACCGCTCAGTATCAAACACCACACTACGATTTTGGTGATGTAGGAACACGAAAGACTATGCACTATGTTAAGCTTTCGGTAACTCCAGAAGGCGAAGTATCGCCAACATTAAGAATTAGGTATGACTACGAAGACACAACAATCCCACAGCCCGCAGAGTATCTGCTAGATAACATTCCAACGCCTTCTCTTTTTGGTCAAGGTGTTTTTGGAGTAGCTGTATTTGGTGCAAGCTCTGACCCAATGTTACGTCAGGCTGTACAAGGTAGTGGTACTGTTTGTAATTTCCAAATTAAAAGCTCAGATCAAAAGCCGCCTTATGCAATTAACGGCATCTACATAAATTACGTCCCATCAGGTAGGAGATAACCCAAATGGCAGGAACAAGTTACACTAGACAAAGTACGCTTACCGATGGCGATACGATTACATCAGCACTTTTTAATGCAGAGTATAACCAGTTAGTTACTGCATTCTCTTATGCCGCTACAGGCACGACAGGACACCAACACGATGGTGGAGCAGGAGAAGGCGGTAACATTGAAATCATTGGCGACCAAGACTTCTTAAACAAGATAGTTGTTGATAGTTCTAACAACCGTTGGAGCGTCTTTGTAGAAGTAGGCGGTAGTGCCGTTGAGCAAGTACGCATTGAAGACGGTGTAGTATATCCGGTTACTGATAGCGACGTAGACCTTGGTACAGATGCTTTGCGTTTCAAGAACGCTTACATCGACAGCCTTACAGCTACAGGCAACCTTACAGTTGGTGGAAACATAACTGTAACAGGCAACGTAGACGTTGACGGCATTGTAGAGTTTGACGGTTTATCTGGCACAGGCTCAGTTACAGTCACAGACATTTTAGATCAAGATGATATGTCAGGCAACAGTGCTACAGCCCTTGCAACTCAGCAGTCTATCAAAGCCTATGTAGATGCACAGCAAGACACTGTTGACACTCTTGGCGAGATACTTGCACTCAGCAACACTACTGCGGGTACAGACATTTCTGTATCGACTGACGATAAGGTACAGTTCCGTGATTCAGCTATTTATATTAACTCTAGTGCTGACGGACAACTAGACATTGTTGCAGACACTGAGATTCAAATAGCCGCGACTACTATAGACATTAATGGTGCTGTTAACGCCAGTGGCGAAATTATTGCCGCAAGCTTAGACATCTCTGGAAACATTGATGTTGATGGTGTTACTAACCTTGATGTTGTAGATATAGACGGTGCTGTGGACATGGCTACAACGCTTGCAGTAGCGGGTAACGTAGACTTCAATGGTGATCTAGACGTAGATGGTACAACTAACTTAGATGTTGTTGATATTGATGGCGCTGTGGACATGGCTACAACGCTTGCAGTAGCGGGTAATGTAGACTTTAATGGCGACCTAGATGTAGATGGAACAACCAACCTTGATGCTGTTGACATTGATGGCGCAGTAAACATGGCGACTACCTTGCTTGTTACAGGCAATGTAGACTTCAATGGCGATTTAGATGTAGATGGAACAACCAACCTTGACGTTGTTGACATTGACGGCGCAGTAGATATGGCAAGTACACTAGCTGTTGCAGGTGTTTTGACTGCCGCCTCTTTAGACATTTCAGGCGATGTAGATGTTGACGGAACTTTAGAAACTGACGCGCTTACTATTGCAGGTGTTACTTTAGCAGAAACTATTGCTGATACTGTAGGAGCTATGGTTAGTTCTAATACTGAGTCAGGCATTACAGTAGCCTATCAGGACGCAGATAACA